GCTCTCAACAACACCAGACCACCAAACCATTTCTTTCATTTCTGCACCTCTTTACTTAGAAAAGAATTTCTAGTAACATCCATTGTAATGTAATGTGTTTTAAGATTAATTTTGTGTGATAAATTTGTAATCAAATAGTAGCCTGAATATAAAGGATCATCTTCATATTGAATTTTATCTTCTTCAGTTAAGGCTCCGCCCTTTTTCTTTGGTATACTAACTTGTATAATATTACCTGCTTCTATATCTGTTCTTCCAGGTATTACCAGTTCCATTTTTAAATTATCTAGTTCTATCAAATTTGATCGTCTATTACCAAAGATATTTTTATATTTCACATCAAAATTTTCTGGATTATCATTGTATAATTTTGAATGACTAAAATTTATATCTACGTATGATAATGCGTTTCTTACAATTTCTGGATCAAATATTGGAGTAGATTTTGTACCATCCATATGATTATATTTTGAGAATTCTGTGCCGTGGTCGTAATCAACATTTGTAAATTTTTTATTATATAAATCCACATCTATTATTCTATTGGACAAATAACCAGACATAGTATTGTCTAACTGATCAAATGATTTACTAACACTTAAATTTTTAATTGCGTACATAGATTTATGTCGCTCATCGGTTGTAAGTGAATTAACATAAGACTGCGAGTAACTGTATTTACCTATACTTAACTCTTCAGGATTTTTAAATAAGGCGCCTATGTTACCAAAATAAAATGCTTTGGTTGTTTCCCAAAATAAGTAATTTGCTGGTCCATTATTCTTAGGAAAAGTTTTACTCGCAATCCAATTGATACACTCAACCGGCGTCCATCCTGGACTTACAAATTTAATAGAATTCGATGACTCACCAAATATTACCAATGGTGTTTTTACTTTGCCAACTTCTGAAGCATTTAACGAGACATTCCTATCAGCTTGCATATAATCTAGATATATTCTCGCAACTAATTCTTCAGGTGTGCCTTCAAACCCCCTAAAGATTGGATTGAGTATATCATTAAATGTTTCTATGGATGCAAAATTTAATTGATATACTAAAGTACTACCATCATTATAATATTTTTTGTCTTCTAATCCATATATTTTAAATGCTTTAGATATTGCATCGTTGTCGTCTAGACTAGGAGTTTTTACTGTTACAATTAAATATTCTTCACCCAACAAAGCAAATTCTTCTGCAAGATTTCTACTATCAGACAAAGTTAAAGTGCCAGTTAAGCCCGGTTCAAATATACTTTCGTAAAGGTTCAATTCAACTAAGTAATCTGTAAGGTTAACGTATTTGCCTTGTGTAATAGATACCAGAGCAAGATTTTGTATTACTACTTCACCGGGTGTTTGTAAAACTTCTTCAAGCATTATGTTTGTATTAATTTCTTATAGTTAGTTAAAACTTCTTGCACAATTTCCGGTTTTAGTATTTTAATATTTCTATAACTTTCATTTTTATTTTGTTCAATTTCAAAATTACTTTCAAATTGAACTATCGTATTTGAAGTTTGATATGCAATAGGTGTATTAATTGAATCAGGGTCGTTGTCTTCAAATAATATTCTAATGGGGTCTTTATGTGTAGATTCTTCTCCAAGAATAAAAAATGTTTCTACCTGATATCCTTTTGCGTTTACCGCTCTGTTAATAGTAAAAACATTTTTATCGTCACCGTATTTGTCGGAAACAACTTTAAATAAATTCTCTTCAGAAATCGGCCACTCAAATCTAGGATCAATTACATTGTTAACCATTAATATTAACCAATGCAAATTTTGTGTGCCATAAAATCTATATGATATATCTTCAGGAGTTTCACCGTGAAGAGCTTCATAAGTTTCATAAAACGAAGAGTTCTCTTGATATTCTTTGGATATTATAACTCTTTTAAAAATGTCTACTACAACCTGTTCGCTGTCGTAATCATCTAGTGTATATGATATCTTTGGGAAGCTTTCGAAAAAATTAGTAGCCATTCTTTTTCAATCCCTCAGAAGTCATTTGTTCTAGTTCCCTAAATGTCAAATTAACACCCACTTCAACGGGAGAGCCATCTTCGAATGTTGCAAATTGATCTCCACCATAATCAACTGTCATATCTGTTAATGCACATTTGGCAAATTTATTAATATAATTATTTTCTTTGTCTTTAAAATAATATTGAATATCAAATTCCGATGGATAGATGTAAAATAATTTACCGCTAGTTAATTCGGGATGCATGTGTATTTTAAGCGTTTCAATTATTTTAAATACTTTTTGACTTTCGCTTTTATTCTTTGGGAAGAATTTATATCTAAAGTTAAAAGTTCTGTAATCTACAGATTCAAAAAGAACTTCTCTAAAAGGATTTGTTTTTGTTCTTGTAGATAATTCTCTTAAATCATTTAAAGTTCCGCCGGCACGGTTACCTAATTGTGGTAGTTTAACCAATTCGCTTAAAAATCTTGCTTGTATTTCTTTTGACATATTGCCAAGAGCACCTCTTGTTGCCGCAGCAGATCCTTCAATTAACATCCCCGTCAATGCACCCATATCCATTTCACCATAGTTTACACCATATTTTACAGATGGTCTGTCCTCAACGTGTAGCGTAATTACTTCTTTTAACCTCAATGTTGAGCCGGATGAGAATGGTTCATACTGCATTTTATCCAGAGCTTTATTAACAATTTTTGCAGTCGCAGCTGCACCTGTTGCTCTCAAAAGAGAATCCCGTATTTTAGATCTCATACCCAAACTAGCTAAAAATGTACCGGCAAAAGCAATACCTGCCGCATTGTCTTTTACTGTCGTTACTCCTGCTTGTGCTGCAACTTGGGTTATTCTGGAAGTATTTTCATTTAATATGTCAATTCTTTTTTGCTCTTCTGCACTTACAAGATGATTAGAATCTTTTGCTTTTTTCCCCTCAGTGCCTTTTTCCCGTACATTAATATAAAATGCAATATAATGTTGCAAATCGGGTTTTACTCGCAAACCCTCGGGGTATTCAAAGGTACCAATGTTGTACCCTCGTATTTGATCTTGATTCTGATACGGAGCCAATGCTGCTTTATCAGCTTCTGCTCGATAATCGGAAGCCGGGTTAAGTTTAGACATGTCTGTGGTGATAAATATTGTTAGAACATAATTATTTATATAGATGACGTATACCAAAACCTACAAGGGCAAATTTAGAGTCGATAATCCCGGCAAATATAAGGGCGATATAAGCAATATTGTTTATAGATCTCTATGGGAATTGCGATTTATGAAATGGTGCGATAAGAACCAATCTGTAGAAGAATGGGGTTCTGAGACTGTTATTGTACCCTACATATCCCCGATTGACAGAAAAGCCCATAGATATTTTGTAGATTTCTATGTTAAAGTTAGAAACAAAAATGGTGCTTTGCAGAAGTATCTAATCGAGATTAAACCTGAGAGGTTCACAAAACCCCCGGCAATACCGAAGAAAAAGACTAAAAGATTTATAGATGAAGTCTTTCAATATAGCGTAAATGACGCAAAATGGAAAGCTGCTTTTGAATTTTGTAAAGATAGAAACATGACTTTTATGATATTAACAGAAAAAGACCTAGGAATAATTAATGGCTGATAACATTTTTAAAACAGTTAATATGAAAGCTGGCGATGCCCAGAAATCATACACTTGGTATAGAAATCAGGTTAGAAATTTAGGTTCTGGCGTTTCAGGGTTGCAGTTAATACGTAACGAAACGTTAACTAATAGAATAAAACCTGGTGAAATGTACTTGTTTATGTATGATCCAAAGCATAAAGATACACTACCATACTATGATACTATGCCTTTGGTGCTTCCTTTTAAACAACTACCTGATGGATTTTTAGGTATTAATTTACACTATTTGCCTTATCTAGCTAGATTTAATTTATTGGGTGCGCTAAGTAGATTGGCAACAGATAAGAATATGGATGAAAAAACGCGAATACAAATTTCGTGGCAAATATTAAACAGTTCAACAAAATATCTAGCCGCAACTGCTTGTGTTAAGCATTACCTAAACGATCATTTAAGAACAAGATTTTTAAAAATAGATTATCGCGATTGGGTAACAGCAGCAATGTTACCAGTTGAAAACTTCAAGAAGGCAAAGAAAGAAGTTGTATGGCAAGAAACAAAAAACAAATTCAAGTGGTATTAAATGGCCAATTCTAATTTTTCCTTAAAACGATTTCAAGCAGAAGTAAGAACTAGAGGTCTTGCAAAGCAAAACAGGTTTGAAATACTGTTTCCTATACCTGCAGGTTTACAAGGAATATTTAAAGATATTCAAATTGTAAATATGTTCTGTGAATCTACAAGTTTACCGCCTCAAAATATTAGTGTTAAAACGCAAAGAATATATGGTCCCGTTTACCAGAGACCAGTAAGTGCAGATTACGGCGGTGAGGGTATAACCATGACCTTCTTATTAGATCAGCAAATGGATATCAAAGCATTATTTGACTCTTGGTTGGGAATCGTCGTTGATCCGAAACAATACTTTGTGCATTATCAAACCGATTATGTTGTACCTATTGAAATTAGACAACTTAACGAAAAAGATGAAGTAACATATTCTGTAGAGTTAGAAGATGCTTTTCCCAGAAACTATACGTTACTGGAATTGAATCAAAGCTCAACAAATAGTTTTCATAAACTAAGCGTCACCTTTGTTTATAGAAGATGGAAGCCCAAACATAGAATAACAGACAATATAAAATATGCGTCGGTATCAGAACAAGTTAATTCGGAATCTTTTATACCTGGAGTATCTAAAGAAAGATTGGCTGATATTGGCTTAGAAGTTCAACGAAACATACGCAACTTTCAAAACACGCAACCTAAATAATGATTTTAACCTGACAATATAATTGGAGAAATTATGGCATTACCTAAATTAGAAACCCCAACATATGAATTGATTTTACCTTCGACCGGAGAAAAAATTAAATATAGACCATTCTTAGTTAAAGAATATAAAATACTTCTAACGGCTTTGGAATCCGATGGCGAGGAGATACATAGGATTATAACAGAATTGGTTGATGTTTGTACATTCAATAAACTAAAGATGGATACAATGCCAAATTTTGATATTGAATTAATCTTCTTAAATTTGAGAGCTAAGTCTGTTGGGGAAAGTACTAATCTATCCTTACAATGTAATAATTGTGAAAACAAAATAAATTTTGAATTGGATATTACCAAGGCAGAAGTTAAAAAAGATCCTGCGCACACTACAAAGATATTAATATCTGATACCATTGGATTAGAAATGCGTTATCCAAAATTTGACGAAATGATTACAATATATCAGAATTTTAAATCTGAAAGTGTTGTTGAACTTCTTTGTTCTTGTATCAAGTCTGTTTATACCGACGAACAATTATATGATGATTATACCAAAGAAGAACTAATAGAATTTGTTAATTCTTTCTCAAAGAATCAGTTTTCAATGCTAGAACAATTCTTTGTCACTATGCCAAAAGTAGTACAGCATATTGAACAAGATTGTCCGGCATGCGGTGCCCATAACGAATTAAATCTGGAGGGCCTGCAGAATTTTTTCGTCTAACTCTTTCACACGAAGGTCTGGTTAACTATTATCAATTAAATTTTTCGCTTATCAATAATCACAATTATTCATTATCCGAATTAGAAAATATGATTCCGTGGGAAAGAGATATTTACGTTACTATGTTAATAAATTATGTAAATGAACAAAATGAGAAACTTAAACACAAAAAACTCTAGGCAAATAAATGGCATTACCTCAAAACTCGTTAAGCAATTCTGATAGACAAATATTAGATACAATAAAATCGCAGAATACGCATCTTGATGCTCAGACTAAAGTGTTGCATACTTTGTCTGATTCTATAATGAGCTTTAAACGAGATCAAAAGAAAGATTATAATTCTTTGCGTAATGATATAAAAACTATGCAAAGAGAGTTCTTTACAGGCAATGCAAAGGGAATGTCTGATATTAAGAAATATTTTGAAAAGACTAAAAATAATAGACCAGAAACCTCATCCAATAAAGAAAAAGATACTGATAAAGGTTTCTTTAGATCTGCAATAAACAAATTATTTGGCCCATCTAAGTATCAACAAAAGATGATAGATGAAATTTCGATGCTTAGAGAAATAACCGAAATACAAGCAACGGACATTGGCTTTATTAAGAAACAATATGAAGAAGGTCCTCGCGCGCGTGAAAGAGAATTATTAGCACAAGCTATTGCTAGTAAATTAGATTTAAATGGTGGCGACAGCAGCAAAGGTATGTTGGGAATGCTTGGCGCCAGTCTTGTAAGTGCTCTTGGTGGTATTTTGGGAGGTCTTGGCGCAGTCATTACTGCTGCAATTGCTGCAGGGTTTGCGATACTAAAAGGATTAATTGAAGCATTATTGGGATCCAAAGGATTGCCTGGAGGGTTGCCTGATGGCGCCGATGACGCTGAACGTAAAAAAGATAAAGGAAAGGGTGGCAGAGGCCCAATACCCACAGAAGAACCTGGCAGAGTACCCACGCCGGGCGGACCCGTACCTTCACCTGTTCCTGGCGGTGGTTCTTCTCCTAGATTACCTGGACCCAACGTTCCTCAATTACCTGGGCCAGAAAAAGTCGGTAACCCAATAGAAGACAGAATGCGAGAACGAGCCTCTCAAAGAGCTGGCGGGGTTACAGACGTAAAACCTAAAATGCCGAGTATGTCTGGTAAGGCCAAGTTAGCATTAGGTACGGGCATACTGTCAAGATTGTTTGCAGGTTTGTATTCTGGCGATTTGAACGGAAATCATGATGCTGAATTGGAAGCTGCTAGAGCAAGAGGACCAACAATTGATCCGGCTAAGTTAGCTGCTACAGAAGATTTAACAGGTATACTACAAGCAAATAGTGAAAAGACAGTTGAGAGTTCGGGAAATATTAATGGTGCTTTGAAAAGTGTTATTGAAGGCTTAATAAATTTTGAACATCAAGTAGAAGAAGTAGCTGAGGCTTTTGGCAAAGGTGTATTGGAAGCAGCAATACCCTTTTTAGATAAAGCTGGAACAGTTTATCTAGCTAATGGACAGTCTATAAATTTATTACCAACTTTAGGAACATCTACTGCTGAAGTATTAGAAGAGGCATATCAAAGCACAAAAGACCTTGCCAAAGCAGGAATGGAGGCAACAGCGCCTATTATCAATAATATAGTAAATCAAATGACGCCAGCTAGCCCAGTTGCAATGCCTATGGTTGCGGCAGGAGCAATTGCAGGAGGCGTAGGCTTCTCACTTTTAAACGATTATCGTCGTCGAAGAGGAAAAATTAGATAGAAATAGGGCCATAAAGGCCCTATTGGTAATTAGTATTAACTAATTAATCTTCGGCTAATTTAGCGAAGTAAGATAAAGACTCATCGTCATTATCAAAATCGATATCTTTAGGGGGCGCTTTAACTGGCGCCTTTTCTACGACTGGTCGAGTTGCTTTAGGTGCAGATTCAACTTGTTCGTTTAAGTCTGTTTCGTCAGCACGCTTGTTAGATGTTGCTCCACCTGCTAGTCCCATAACCATAACAAATTTCTTTTTCAATTCGTCATAGGATTTAAAGTGTTTCTCATCTAAGAACTGTGTCAAAGAATGTTGCTTGCCCCAAATGCTTTCGATGATAGAATCATCTTCAGAGATAGCGCTTGCAGCTTCGAACTCAGACTTATCATAATTACGATAGCCTTCAACATTGCGAATCTTCAACTTGAAGTTTGCGCCTGTATCAAAGTCAAATACATTGACTGGCTTTTCGTCTTGAAACTGA